CTAAAATCTAATAAAACAATGGATAAAATATTTTCAATAATTTTATAATGAAGTAATAAACCACATAGTATTCTTTAAAAAGCGACTAATGAATATTATCCATAGATTAAATAGATAGTAGTATTATATATAAATAAGTAAAAATCTGATAAAATAATACTATCTTTAAAAAATTATATAATATTTTCACTTGCTTGTTGTAATTTAACATGTAATATGAAAAAAATGTGGGTGGGTGAAAAAAGGCGTAAAAAAAAGAAAAAAAGCGGTAAAAGTGTTGAAATAGGCGAAAAAGTGGCGTGAAAAAAAGAAAAAAAGCGGTAAAAAATAAAAAGCGTCGTGTTAAAGTTGATGCTTTGAAAAAAAGCGAAAAAAATGTGGATCGTTTAAAAATTTAAAGAGCGTTTAAAAAGTCTTTAAATTTTTAAAATGGTGTGGTGGTTGATTGCGGTATAATATAGTAATTGCAATGTATATAAAATTTAAACGGTATTTAAAGACGGCGTTTAAATTTTGAAAATAGAATTTAAAGGGAGTGTTTAATTTTTAAAAATACTCCCTTTTTTGATGTTTTAATATATAAAAAGGCGGAACTAAGTGTGTCGCTATACATATAAATTTTAAATACTCTTTAAATTGGCATTAAATCAATGGGCACAGGAATTGAGAAAAAATAAAAAAGTTCAATTTTGTCACGGAACTCACGGAACAAAATAGGGATTCTGACGGAACTAAGTTCCGTGATTGATTTTTCAATAGATAGATAGCATTTTTTGTAAAAAATACTAAAATTCAAAAATGTGAACTAATTTACATAAAAAGCAATAAATTATGATATATATCTTTTTTCTTCATCTTCTAAAAAAGATGATGTTATTTTTTTATTATTTTGTTCAGCTACTTTTAATTCGAGCATTCCTAATATCTGATTTTTTTCGTCTCTTCCAAGTGAATGATAAAGAGATAATATTCTACCATCTTCTGCAGAATTCTTCTGCGATAATTTTTGCATAATTATATCTAAGGCTTGCTTAACATCTGGTTCATAATTTTCAGATTGATTATATTTATTTGAGGTTAGATATGGAGTTGGAGTTTCTTTTATCATATTATTACAAGACCGTGTTTCTAAATCATCTTGCATTAGCCAAGATACATCAGCATTTAAATAATTAACAACTTTTATAAGTTTATCGTATGTTGGATAACTTTTCTTCCAGTTACTTATGGTTCCTCGTCCTAAGCCTACATTTCTTTCTAATTCGGTAAATGTTATATTCTTTTCTTCAATCAATTTTTCAAGTCTATCAAAAAATGACATAGTTTACTCCTTTATTCAATTAAAATCTACTTAATGCAAAAATTATCATAAAAATTTACGAAAATTATTGACAATACGATTATTTTCGATTATAATAATTATGTAAACAAGTTAATCATAATTTGTATAACCATTTAACAAGAATTTTATCACAAAAAACGAAAAAAATAAAGAGAAAGGGAGGGAGAGTGATGTTTAGCATATATGGACTAACAGTAAAGAAAAGATTACTTGAAATTGGAATGTCACAGAAAGAATTAAGTGAAATACTTGGAATATCTAAGGCAAACATGAGCATGATACTTAGTGGAAAAAGAAAGGGATGGAAATATAGAGAAGAGATAGATTATATACTAAGCAATACAAAAAGTAGAAGAGTTGTGTAGAAGGAGTGAAAAAAATGAAAACAGCAAAGCATATTGAGGCTTGGTATAAGTATATTGAAACATTTGAACACGAACATAAAAATGAACAAGATACAGATGGCAAAATAGTATATATAGTCTATACAAGCATTGATGGATTAGATGGAAGAGCAGCTGTAAGAGTGAGAGAAGAAGACGTAAAGATGGTAAGGGCGATGAAAGGCGTACTTGGAGTAAAAAGAGCAACTGAGCAAGAAATAGAAGCTATTCAAACATTATGTATGCCAATATATGAGATATAAGGGGGTGAATGATGAATAGTGATGAAATTACTGTAGAACTTAGCTTGTCGCAACTTAAAATACTGGCAAGTGCTATGGAACTATATAAGGATCAAGGTGAACTGCAGGAGGTGTGTGAAGAAGATATTGAAGAATACAATGCATATATGCATAGAGTAACAGAGTTATGGTATATGCTGGATGCAGTACTTATAGAAATGGAAAAGGAAGTGAGAGAATGAAAGAAGAAATCCCAAGAACGAAAGATGAATTGAAGAAATTGTACTATGATAAAATGATATGTAAGGATGGTGAGAGTGAAGAGGATATAATAAAGAAGTTCAAAAGAAAAGAACTGGTACAGATGTTCAATGCAATATACGGAAGTGATCCAATGTCATATGAAACAAAGGATGTGATACTTCGCAAAATAAAATTTTACTATGAGTCATTGGAAAGGGCAATGAGAATATAGGAAGGAGTAAGGATATGGAAGATGCAAATAAGAAATTGATTGATAATCTGTTAAAACAAAGTGAGATATTACTGGAAAAGACAATGCTGCTTAGTGAAGATATAAAAACTGAGGCAGGAAAGGATACAAGGGAAAGACTTAAAAATGGAGATGCTGAAGATAGGAAGGAGATAATGGATGAATTGATAAAAGAGTCTGAACAAATCATAAAAAACTCTGCCCAAGTTCTATCTAATATCATTCAAATACAAGAATTGAAATAGATGATTTGTCAAACTCTTTAATAAAGAAATAATATCATAAAATTAAGAAAATGTAAATATAAAATATCCTATGCCTAATCGCATAAATGTATAGAATTAGGCATAGTAGGAAAGTTGGTGGTAAAGTGGAGTATTTAGATGTTAAACAAGTTGCAAGTATTAAGGGATGCAGTGAAAGATATGTAAGAATGCTTGTAAAACAGGGAAAGATAAAGGCTATATTAAATGAAAATCCGAGCAATAACAAAAAAGAATATCTAATTGCTGTAGAACACTTACCAACTGATTTGCAAGATAAATACTATAACTCCATTAATAAAGAAAAACAGGTATTCAAAGAAAGTGTTGATACTTCTGTGGATGCAGTGGAGAAAGGCAAGAGTAAGACTACTGTAGATGAAAGTGCTAAAAAAAGCAAGTATGGTAGAGATAATGACAGTCAAAAGAAGAAGTATAGTGATTTTTCTCTTGAAGAGCGTAAGCAGATAGATGAGTGGATTGAGATTATCAAATATTGGCAAGAGCATAGGGTTATATATGAAAATAAGGCTGTTGCTGATAGAGATATCCTTGGAGCTATAAATATGAAACTGAAACAAAGCGGCAAGGATATGACGGTAAATATAACCACTCTTTATAGGAAGCTATACTATTATGAAAATAATGACCTTGAGGGGCTACTTGATAGGAGAGGCGGATATAATAAAGGTCTAAGTAGTATACCTGATGTTGTATGGAGTGGCTTTTTAAACTTTTATCTTGATGATAGGAAGATGCCTTTTAGTGAAGTATATAGAAATACAGTATTTTGGACAGAAGAATTTTATCCGGAGTTGTCGGGAAACATTCCTTCAGAGATGAGTTTTAGGAGAAGATATAAAAACGAAATGATATATGCTGTAGAAGTGTATAAGCGTAATGGTCTTAAAGCTCTAATGGATAGATGTATACCTTACGTGGACAGGCTGTATGATGATTTGAAAGCAAATGATGTATGGATAGTGGATAATCATACGCTTGATATTCAAACAAAATCTGATAGCACTGATACTATCCATAGATTATCAATAACTGCATTTATGGATGCTAAGTCGGGAATAATAACGGGGTTTAATGTTACAGATAATCCTTCAATGAATAGCACAATATTTGCTCTAAGGTGTGGGATATTAAAGTTTGGTAAACCAAAGGCTATACTTGCTGATAACGGCTCTGAATTTTTGACTTATGATTTTGCAGGCAGAAGAATAAGAAAACAAAAAGCTGAAAATGTCATTGAGGAATATAAGACTATATTAGGCAGACTCAAGATAGATTTTTATACAGCTAAGGTCAAAAATGCTAAAGCTAAGAATATAGAGAGGTTTTTCTTGGATTTTAAAAATCATATATCTAAGTCATTTAGCACTTATACAGGTGGAAATATTACTGAAAGGCCTGAGAGTCTTAAGATGCAACTTAAGAAAGGTAATATACCTACTGACTCAAGGATTAGAAGTGTAATAGGTGATATGATTATGCTTGAAAATATGAACAGTTATGGTGGCAAAGATAAGGCTAAATATAAAGGACTTAGCAAAATAGATGTATATAATATGTCTATTAAAGAAACAATGCAAACACTTATAAGCGAAAGTGATCTTGACTTGTATCTGATGAGAGCTAAGAAGCTGCAAAAGGTTGGTAGAAACGGTGTATATATTAAAATCGCTGATGAGAAGCTATGGTACAACAGTGATGAATACTGGAAGTATATAGGCAAACAGGTGATGGTGCGATATGATCCTACAAATCTTGCGACTGTTCGTATATATGATGAAGATGATAGATATATTGATACATGGGAGATAGAAAGGCAGTTGTATTTATCATTTATTGAAAGTGATAAGGATAAAATATCTGATGCAAATGAGAAGATCGCAAGGACAACGAAGGCTATAAAGGAATATTCGAAGAATATGCTTAATATATCTGCTGAGGCTAAGATAGATATACTCGACTTAAAGATAAGAAGAGCACGAATACAGAGCGAAGGATATGTTATAGATAAATCTAATATAGTTCATATGCAAAGGATAGAGGAAAATAGTGTTAATTCCGCTAAGACCGGGACTGAGGATGCGGTGATTATTGATATTGATATCAATAGGATGAACAGGAATATAGAGAAGAGGAGTAAATAGTATGTTGGTTGTATTCATGGGCATAATAAAGATTATGGCTTTGATATGTATGAGTTTAATAGCTACTATGATATTTATCAGTATTTTGATAAATATGCATTGTATTATAGATAGTATTTCAAAGAAGATTGAACAGTTGATTGAAAGAGCTTTTAAATGATATTTGAGGGGAGTTTTAAGATATGGAAATAACGATTAGTATAACTGATAGATTAGCTGATTTTTTAAAGCAATATGCAAGTGTATATGATGATGAAAGAAAAACAGATTGGACAAATGACCCTATTGTATGCGTTGAAAATAAAAGAAAATCATATATAAGTGATGATTATAGTTTTGATGGTTGTGAATATAGCGTGTGGATAAACGACTATGATTTGACAGAAGATGGTTTATTTTTAGATATTAAAGAAGTTGCAAAAGGAATAGGAGAGTATCTTAAAGATAATCATAATATAGATAATGAAAAAATTGCAGAAATAATAGATGAGATGGAATTACAATTAGACGGATTTTATCATTCAAATGAGTGGGAATATGACGAGGATAATATAAAAATAGAAGTGAAAATTCATTATTATAAGCACTATTATGAACCTGTAGCATATTTCTTAACAAGAAAAGAAGCTGAAGATTATGTTAAAAGACAAGAACATAATTTGAAAAGCCCGAGAGTTTACACAAAATATATGGGATATTCTAATCAAGGAGATCTACTTGAATTAATGAAATTTGGAAAACAATTAGGGAAAATACTTTGTGATAAGGAGTAGCTGAAATGAACGAGGATAAAAAGAAATATTTACTTGATTGCTTTGATGAGCTGGCAAAGAGCGAAGGCTCTCAAGCTAAGGCATGTAAGAAAATAGGACTATCTGAGTCTATTATGTCTCAGATTAAAAAAGGCGTGTATGAGGGGAATTCGGACAAGCAGTTTAAGAAGTTGGCTGAATATTTTGAACTCAAGCAAGAGGCGAAGAAGTCTTTTAAACTTGATGGCTATGTGAAAACTTCGATATCTGAAAGTGTTTATGCTTATATCAAGAATGCTCAGCTGAAAGGCGGACTAATCGCCATAGCTGGTGATGCAGGAATAGGCAAGACAAAAGCTATTATTAAGTTTAAGGAAGATAATAGCTCAAGCTGTATCTTTATTACAGCAAATCCTTGCTTGAACACGGTTAAATCGGTATTAAAAAAAATATGCAAGGAGTTAAATATCAATAATGTGCGTGCTAATTATGAGATGTATGACGCTATTGTTGATAAATTACGTGACGGCATGGTGATAGTATTTGATGAGGCTCAACATTTATCACTTAAAGTTATTGAAACACTAAGAGGATTTGCGGACTATTTTAACAGCAGAAGTCAGACACTTGGAATTGTGTTCGTTGGCAATAACATTACTATGGATAAATTTGGCGGTAAAGAAGATGCGGTGTTTGCTCAAATAGCAAACAGGACTATTCAAAAGCCGAATTTTAAGACAAGAGATATAAAAAGAGAGGATATAAGGCTACTATATCCTTTACTTAAGGAGAATTCACTGGAAGAGGACTATATGCTTTCTGTTGCTCAGTCAAAAGAAGGAATAAGAGGTGCGAATAATTTGTTTACTAATGCTTACGACAACGAGGATATTTCGTATGATGCTCTTGTTAAGATGAGTAAGCATATGAAGTTAATGATATAGGAGGAATATATGGAAGATTTAAGAGATTATACGGCGTTCTTTTACTTTTATATTGAGGATGAGGAAGTGTATACAAGGATAAAGTTAGAGGGGATGCAAAGTGTAGATAAGATGTCTACTGAAGAAGATGAAAAAACGGGAGAAGTAATGAAGAAAAATATAGCAAAAATGCTCAATAAAGATATTGAAAAAGTAAGAAGAGTATCTAAAAAAGAGTATTTGGAAAATGTTGATGAAGATGAGGAGGAAGAATAATGAACGGGAAATTAAAGAGACAATTAATTAAATTTTATAATGGTGTAATAGAACTAAGAGATAATAATGAAGATTTTAGAAATTTTACTTTTAATTCTGACAAATATTTTCAAAAAACAATTGAAATATTTAATAGTAATAATGTTACATCTGAAATAGTAGAAGCATTTAACAACACGACAATAATTAAAAAATTTAGAGATAATATCTATTTAACCGGCACAGTTGATAGATATCACGATTGGTACTTAAGAGGGTCATTAAAACTTTATAGAATAAAAGGTGAAGATATATGTGAAATTGTATCTATTGAAAATCTATTTGAAAAACCATTGCGATTTTATGTAAATGTTGAAAAAGAGTTGATATTATCGTGTACAGGTGTACTTAAAGAGGAAGATATTGAACAAAAGATATATAGGCGTATTAGAGATGAAAAAATACTCTATCATCTTATATGCCTTTCAAATAAGATGGTAGAAATGGCTAAGGATGCTCAAGATGAAATATGTGAGATATTAGTTAAACTTAGAGAAGAAAACTGCTTACAAACATTGAAAAAAATAATTGAAAATAAGGAGGAAGAATAATGATGGAATATATAGTTATAGCAGGAATTGCTGGATTGTCTTTTGTGGCAGGCTGGATAACAAAATCTCTTTCTGTAGATAAGATTGTAGAACAAGCAAAATATGATATACAACATGTACAGGCTTTAAAAAGCAAGGAATTTAAAAGAGGCTGGAACACCGGCTTTGGATATAGGGGTGGATATGAAAAGTGATGATAATATAAGAGCTGTAATCATAAGCGGAGATAATGTCATATTTATCTACAAAGATGGAAGCTATGAAAATAAGAGTTTGGATAATGGCAAGATAGTAATTGAGATAAAGAAGGAGAAAATATGAGTAAATCTAAAGATAATAGAAAGTATCTGTTCACGAGAGAACAATATAAAAAAATAAAAAAGATGGCTCATACTCAAATGGATGAGTGGATAAGAACTTTTGTAAAAAATCTTGATGATGATAATATGAAAAATAATGTAGAGATTTTTGTAAGCTTTGATGAGAAAAACAAGCGTGCTATAATGACGGCTCTTGAAAACACTAAGGGCATAGGCGAGAAAATCAGAGGTAATTTTCTTGAAAACTATGATAAAGCGATGAAAGATATAATAGAAAATATCGAAAAAGGAGAAGATAAATAATGTTAAATGAAAAGAAAGTATCTAAAAGTGGAAGTATAACTATACCAAGCCACATAAGACGTGAGTTTGGGATTGAAAATGGTGAGAAAGTAAAGATAGAAACAAATACAAATGGAGATTTGATATTAAAAAGGATTGTTGGATCTTGTGTCTTATGTGGAGAAAATGAAAATCTTGTAAAGGTTGATGATAAGTATATTTGTAAGGCTTGTGTAGAAAAGATAAATGGAGCTAATAATGAAAAATGATTATAGTGTATTTAGTAAGCACGAACTGATTGAATTTTTGCAAAAATATGAAGACAGAATAAGATGCACAAAAAGTCCGTTTTATGTAATGTGTCTATGGAAAAGAAGACAGCTGTTAGCTAAGATAAACGACAATATTGCTCAAAGTAGAAAGATAGCTGAGGATTTAAAAGCTGGAGTAGACACAAGAGAAGTATCTTTGATGAAGTTTAAGGAAAATACGGAAGAATATGACAGCTTGTATGATGAATTGAGAAAATTTGAAAAGCTGTTATTTAAATAAAAAAGGCGGTGCATATGGGGTTAATATTATCAATATTTCTGATATTTAACGGTATTGATACAAATGCTTTGATAGATAGTGTTAAATACGAGATGAAGGTTACAGATAACTTTTCAACGGATGTCTATCAAATAAGTAACTTGAATGACAAAGAAATTAATAAACGATTAAAAGGAACATTTCTTGAAGGTACAGGGAAAATGATGTACAAGATAGAAATGGAAAAAGGAATAAATTTCAGGGCGGTGTATGCTATCGCCGCTCTTGAGTCCGGAAAAGGAAAACAGACATCAGGAATAAATAACTACTGTGGTATAAAAAATAAAGACTACAGTGGTTATAGAGACTTTGATGGACGAGATGAGTGCTTGATATTTTTGGCTGATTTGCTCAATTCTAAGTTTTATAGAGGTAGGACACTTGAGAGTATAGGCATTGATTACTGTCCAACAGATCCAACGTGGTCAGGACAGGTAAAAGAAATAATGGGAGAAATATAAAAATGAGAGAGATTAAATTTAGAGCTTTTTTAAAATCTAATCAATTAATGTATGATGTATTAACGCTTGATATTATAGATAATAAGGTACTAATAAACAATGAAGAAAAGCAATTAAGGGGATATGTTAAATATCAAGATGTTGAGTTAATGCAATATACTGGTCTCAAAGACAAAAACGGAAAAGAAATATATGAGGGAGATATTGTTTTAGATAGTTATACAAAGCAACTTTTAACTGTAGTTTTCAGATATGGTGAATGGCGTATGGAAAATGAAGATTATGACGAAGCATTATATGATGTTAGTATAGAAAAGGAAGTATTTGGCAATGTGTATGAAGAATTTGGAAAAGCTGAGGGAGTGTGAAAAATGGAAATGCTAAGAAGTGAAAGTCTTATTGATAAGGCTATAAGATTGGATAAATTAATAAAAAACAAGAAAAAAGAGCTGGATGAAGTAAAGGCTGAACTTCAAAGTAAAGGGCTACAAGAATTAGAAAATAAAAATCTAAAACATGTACAGATGTTCAGTGATGATGGCTCTTGTGAGGTGTTGTATAAACAAAAGTTAGAAATTGAGAATGTTAATACATTAAAAGAAATTTTTGGGGATGTATTAGATAGTAAAATTTCAAAAAAAGAAGAAGTTAAATACGAAGTTGAAAGTAAATTTAAATCATCTTTAATCGCTATTTACATGAATGATTACAAGAAGCATGATGTTGATGCAATTCTTACGACATTGGGGTTAGATGAAAATAAAAGAAAACTTGCAATGAAAAAATTAAAAGGTGAATATATTACTGACAAGAAAATATTAGAGTCCCTTGGTGCAGTGGATAGTGATGGCTTGGAAGAAGAGTTGGACGCAATAAGAGAAAATAAAAATTATGAAAATATCTCAAGATATATTAATATTGAGAGTATAGATAATATATTTTTAGAAAAACTCAAAAGAGCAATTTCTGTAGAAGATACATTAGCGTTGGGGCTGAATTATGAAAAATGAAGTGATAAGTCAATATAACGAGATACTTACAAGTGAACTTGTACAGTATTTGCCTGAGAGAGATGTAAACGAGATTATATATAGTGCTACAAGAAGATTTGAAGAACTTGAAAAACTGAGAGATATTAAGATAAAAGAAAAGAGAAGAAAAGGTAAGGTAAATATTGACTGTGAGGCCAAGATATGTAAGTATACAGACAATGAGGATTTAAGGGAAAATATAAGGGAGTTTTGTCAAATAAGAGAGATGAGAGGAGTTCCAATATTATCTCAAAATACTATAACAAGGTTGTTTAACAAGCTAAGTAAGTATGGGAAAAATGATGAAGAGAAAATATCTGTACTGGAATATAGTATTGATAGGAACTATCCTGATATATATCCTTTAAAGTCTGGATATGGGCAGAAAAATGATAGTAGTGTACAGAAAACTAATAAAAACTACTGCCAAAATGTAAATACTCCGTCTTTAAAAGGACAGGAGTTGGAAGAGTTTTTATTAGATAAAAATGACCTTGATAACTTTTAGGGGGGTTGAATATGGCACTTAAGATATCAAAATCTCAGATACACAATCTATATGCGATAGCTGCTAAAATGAAATTGGTCGAAAGTGGCAATAAAGATGACGAGTTTCATAGTGTCGTATATAGTGTGACAGGGAAATACTCTGTATCAGCTCTCACCGGAGCGGAGTTTTACAAGGTAAGGGATAGACTGATAGAAATACAGAGTAGTGAAAATATAGTAAATGATAAAAAATCAAAAAGGAAAAAGAAAGAAGAAGTAAAAGAAGTCGAAGGTATGACTCAAGGGCAAACTGCAAAGGTATGGTATCTCATGTATGAGTTTGCCAAGTATAGTCCAAGTCATGCAAGTGTAGGTGAAAGGCTCAAAGGAATAATCAAACGCCAAATGAAGATGGATGTAGATGTGAAAAAACCTTTCGTGTGGCTGACACATAGGCAAGGCAATCAATTAATTGAGATACTCAAAAAATATGTTGTTAATGCTAAGAGTAAATCTGTAGATATTGAAAAAGTAGAATAAGAAATGGGAGGTATATATGCTTGATAAACTTACTATAAATGATATAGAAAATAAAGAACAAAAAGCTATAGCTGAGATTATCGGAATTGAAGCATATATATCTCTTGTCAGACAATATGGAGGCACGAGTATATATGTACTGAAAGAAGATAGTTTGGTAAAAGATATAAGGGACAAGATGATACGTGCAGAATTTAATGGTGGAAATTATGTATATCTTGCTAAGAAGTATAATCTGTCTGATCGGACTATTAGAGATATAATAAACAATAGTAATAGATTAGAAGGACAGATAAGTTTTGAAGATATTAAAAATGACAGCTAAGATACTTGAAATACAGTATCTTATTTTTTTTGAAAAAATTTTTAAAAAACTCTTGACAGTACACTTAATTAAGTGTATAATATAATCAAGAAAAGTAAATAAAACAATCTAATTAAAAAGGAGAAACAAAATGAAAACTTTAAAAGTATGGGGAAAAGATGTAACAGCAGAATTGGTGAAAGACTTCGTAGAAAGCGAAGAATGTGAATTTGGTTCACTATATATTGATAAGTATGGACGTTATATAGTCCAAACAGTAAACGAATATGAATATATAGATGTGGAGAACGAGCAACAAGCTCTACAAGGTGTTGAAGAGTATTACAATGAACTAAAATTCAGAAATGATAAAGACGTCGATCCAAGAATTTTTATAAATAATTTCTTATTAAATGAAATTATTGGAAAAAAATGGGGAGAGTTAAATAAAGAAACACAAGAAAAGTTGTTAAAAACAGCTACTTGCATTGACGCAAGAGATTGTAAAGAAGTCAAAGACGGCTACGGAATAGTAGATTTTGACGGAACTACAATCTCTGTTAGAGGTCAAGTAACTGAAGATGGAATAGAAATAGATGATGATGCAGAAATATATATGTCATCAGAAATATAAAAAAGCAGGGGAGCTGAAAAGCTCCCTACAATACAAATATAAAGGAGAAAATGACAATGACTAAATTAACAGTGCAATTTAATTATAACTCAAAAACATATGATTTTATAACAGATATAGAAGATATAAATATTGATGATATTGTTTGTGTAGAAAGTCCAGTATCAGAAAGTGGATTTGGGATAGCAAGAGTAGTCGATATAGAAGAAAACACGAACGATTTAGAGCATTCTTCTATTCTATCTAAAATAAGATATGGAAATGAAGTACCTAAGGAAATATTAGAAAGAAAAGAATACGTAAATGGTCATCTATTAGTAAAAGATGAACAAATATATTTTATGAATGGTAGAAATAGAACCAATGATCTTCCAAAGAATATGAACTATATGATAGATTATGATGTAGAAAGTCTTATTATTAGACCAATTTTTAAGAAAAATTATTTTTATGAATTAGTACTTGTCGAAACACCAAATGAGAGATGTATAGAAATAGATACAAATGAAACAATATTCTATATTGAAGTAATAAAATATAAATTAGATGAAGAGCTTATTATAACAGATTGGAAGACATTTGAATTTGATTATGACAATCAATATTGTAAGTTGCCCAAAGAATTAGTAAAAATAGAATTAGATGATATAGGAGAATTATTTGATGAATCTATAGATTACTTTATGGAAACTGTAGGTGATCCCTTATACTACAGAATAAAGGATAGAGTGGAAGATATATTAGGTTGTTATTTTGATGAATTTGGAGGCTGTTATAATGTAAGTGGTTCTAATAGTACTTTAGTAATGTGCAATAATCTTAGCCTATCTTCTAAGAAGATTAGAGAGACAATGTTAAGTAATATAGATGATTGGGATAGAGAACGTATAGCCGCATATACAGTAGAATTAATTGCGGTAGTTCCAGCAAAAGTTCCTGAGAAATATAAATATATGGAACATTTATTACAAAGAACTTATCTAAATTTTGCAAATGTAGAACTATTTGCAAAACAACATACAACTGAAGTATGGTATGATAATGATGATTATGATACAGAACCAATTGAGTTTGAATATCCTATACATGCTGTAATAGATTGTAATCCAACATATAAATAAAACCAAAGAGAGAGATTTTCTCTCTCTTTAACATAAAGAAAGGAGCTGACAAAATGGCAATTTCTGATGCCAAAAAGAAAGCGAATAAGAAATGGGATGACTCCAATAAGGAACAAATGAAATACCTTCGTTACAGGAGTTATTCAAAAACATTTATAAACGACTTAGCAACTCTTGAAGATTTGCAAGTTTTGAAAAAATGCATAGAAGAAAGAGAAAAAGATATAGTATAACTTAATGTAAATTACTGTATAAATTTTCTGAAACATTTCAAAATACAAATCAAAACAATTATAGTAAACTGTTATTGTATTAAAACAATAGCAGTTTTTTTTATTGCTAAAAATGGAGTGAGATATATGATAAATAAGACGTATGTAGATATAGTGTTGTTTGCATTTCCTTTTGTGGTAGGAGCTGCAGGTTTTTTCATTAAGCGTTTGATGAACAATTATGACAAACAAGGCGAGAAGATCATAGATATAGAAAAAAACTATGTCAAAAAAGAAGAACTTGAAAAAAAGCATAAAGAATTAAAAAATGAACTGCAAAGTATAGTAAAAGAACAAATCACTGATGTCAAAGATGACATCAGACAGTTAAAGACTGAGTTTGGAGAAAATAACAACAAGACTTTAAAGGCTGTTGAGAGCTTGTCAAGAGAGATAAATGACATAAAGATTAACTATATAGATAAAAATGAATTCATACGTCAAAATGCTGCATTATCAAATAAAATGGACAAGCTTATGGATATGATGACTGAAGGAAGAGCAAGACGAAATAGCTAAATTTAAAGTATGTAAAAATGAAGTTTTAATATAATTTAAAAAGGATTTAAGGAGATAGTAAATGAATTTTGAAGAAGATGTAAAGAAGAAAATTTTGCAAAGTGACTTTGCAAAAAATAACGGAAGAATATTAAGGACAGTCAATATACTGTCTGGGAAATATATAAATGTGGACAGCGTATGTGATGCTCTTGAGGAAGTAATGACCGTTGGAGAGTTTGATGAGTCGCTTGTATACTTGCATAAAGGCTGTTATATAGAGATAAGAAACAAATATAATCAACGTATCATAATGGATATGACTAAGGAGACATACAAAGATATAGAAGTATGTCTAACGCAGAAAGGTATAAAATTGGCTCGTGGATTTATCACTGATGAGGCGGTGGAAATATAGATGGCTAATCGTAAACATTCAAAGATTGACTCCTTCCCTACTTCATTAAAAGATGAAGTTGAGTTTATGATGCAGAGTGACTACACATACAGAGAAATAGTTGACTATATAAAAGAAAACGGACAGGATATATCTCTTGCAGCAGTGTATAGACACGCTAAAAATCTTAACACTTCACTTAAGCAGCTCAAGATTGTACAGGAGAATTTTAAGGCTATAAATGAGGAGCTTAGACGATATCCTGATATGGATACCGGAGAGGGAATAATAAGGCTACTTTCTCATCAAATACTTGAACGTGTACAAAATATGGAAAGCGAAGATTTGCAAAGTGTCGATATACTAAAACTCATGAAAGAGGCAAATGCACTTGTAAGGACTGCAGCATATAAGTCAAAGGTTGATATAACAAATAAAGACATAATGGAAGCAGGATATGAAAAAGTGAAAGCTCTTGTATTTGAAGCTATGCAAAAAGAAGAGCCGGAGCTGTATGAAAAAGTATCTGAGTTTCTTAATAAGAAGGTAGATGTTATAAAGGACGGTAACAGCTAATGTTTGTATTAAAAGTGATGGGCGGTGAAGAGCTTACCGCTAAAAAGTTACTTGAAGATAAGGGATATAAGATACTTTGTCCGAGAAAAATTAAGATTGAACAAAGAGGAAGAGTAGTAAGAGAAGTTGAGAAAATAGTATTTACAGGCTATCTTTTTTTAGATATGGATATTGTATCAGCAACAGACTACTACAACATAAAAGACACTTTCAAGGTAGTTGGTTTTTTGGATAGTAAATACAATCTACCTGTTGCTGAAGAAAAATATATTAGAGCATTAGATAATGATAATACTCCAATCACAAAAATAAATATATACTTTGATAGTGATAATAAACCTATCTTATGTGATGAATTTCAGTATAATAATATAAGAACTGAAAATATACTTAGAATTAATAGAAGAAATAAGACAATAAAATTTAGATTTAAGCTGTATGATGAAGAAAGAATAGTTACTTTCAATTATAACGAAATTACAAATCTTAATACAATATAAATTTGTGATACGCTCCAAATTGTTATATTTTTAAGTGTAATATGAAATTTACTAACTGAGTTTGAAAAAATCTCAGTTAAAAACTATGCAAAAAAAATGCAAAGAATACAAATAGTTATTAATCTATTGATGAAGTATAGTGTTTAAATTTTAAAAATCAGCATTTAAATATTGCAATTACAAGACTGTAAGTAAATTTAATATTGATTATATGATAAGACATCTTAATTTTTGCTATGTGTTTTTAGATGTCTGTATATATCCTAACTATGGAAAAGGAGTAAAATGTATATATAAATTATATATTTTGCTCTTTTTCTGTAAGATTAGATATAAGATACAAAATATTATCCGTTTAAATTCCGTTTAAATGTCTTTAATTTCGTTTAAATTTTAAAAGTAGTAATTTTATATTACTTGCTATAAAAATTTAATTGTAGGGGCAAATAAGCCTTTATTTTTATATCATTTATTTTTAATTATGAACTTTTTCGATATTTAGTTTCATATTTTTGTGTTTGAAATTGTATTAAAAGTATTGATTAAATGCCGATTTAAAGACTTTTTAAATGTTTTGTTAAGAGCAAAGGGGGTGGATGTATGAGCCAAAACAGCATAAAAAAACTTTTTGATGTGATAAATTCTGTTGATGATGAAACTGATCTTGATCAGATTGAAGAGATGGATAGATTAAAACAGCTTACTGAAGAATATTTGGCGTTAGATAATTCACCTGAAAGAGTAAGACTTTTAAAAGAATATAAGGCAGGTGCAAAGCTTACAGGACAAAGTGGAATAAGAAAAAAACTATCTGCTATTGATCTTGGATATTTCGGGCGTGCATACTTTCCACATTATTTCAATAGGAAGTCCCCTACTTTTCACGAAGAACTGGATAGCATATGGGAAAATGGAGTGCTAAAAAGCAATAATCCATACACTCTTAGGAATGCAAAAATAATAAATAGAAGTGATGGAGTAAAAAGATGTGTAGCTGCTCCTCGTGGACATGCTAAAAGTACAAATCTTACTTTTAAAGATGACTTACACGCTATACTGTATCAATATAAGCACTATATCATAATACTATCAGATACTTACGACCAAGCAAGTTCATTTGTAGCTGCAATAAAAGAAGAGCTGGAAGAAAATGGAGCAATCATAGAAGATTTTGGGAATCTTGTTGGCAAAGTATGGCGTGAAGATGTGATTGTAACAAGTACCAAAATAAAAGTGCAGGCAAAAGGTGCAGGGCAAAAAGTCAGAGGGCTAAAACATAAAAACTGGCGTCCTGATTTAATCGTGCTTGATGATGTTGAAAATGATGAGCTTGTAAGAACTGTTGAGCAAAGAAGAAAACTTGCGAACTGGTTTAGTAAAGCTGTGTCAAAGTGTGGTGATACTTATACAGATTTTATCTATATAGGCACTATGCTACACTATGACAGTTTACTTGCTAAAGTAATGAAAAATCCGTCATATAAGAGCATAAAATACAAGGCTGTAATGGACTTTTCAAAGTCTGAACTATGGGATAGATGGGAAGAGATATACACTGACCTTTCAGATGAAGATAGAGAACAAAGGGCAGATGAATATTTTGCTGAGAATAGAGATGAAATGCTAAAAGGCACAAAGGTACTATGGGAAGAAAAGCTTTCATATTATGATTTAATGAAAATGAAAGTGTCTGAAGGTGAAGCGTCTTTCAACTCAGAAGAACAAAACGAGCCTATCAATCCTGAAGATTGCCTATTCAATGAAGAATGGTTTGAGTATTACAATCCATTTGAAGTTGATTTTTCAAATGGATTTGAGTTTTACGGTTTTGTTGATCCATCACTTGGCAAATCTAAGAAATCAGACTTTTCAGCGATTATAACAATAGTAAAAGAGATAGAAACAGGCTATATGTATGTTGAAGGTGCAGATGTTGAGCGTAGGCATCCAGACAAGATTATTCTTGACATATTAGATACAGCAAGAAGAATTGCAAAACAGTATAAAGCAAAATATAAAGTGTTTGGAGCTGAAACAAATCAATTCCAATGGTTTTTAAAAGAACAGCTTGCAAAAGAATCTGCAAAACAAGGGATATATCTTCCAATTGAAGAAGTAAACCAAACAGCTGATAAAACTCTAAGAATACAGACACTGCAACCTGATATAAAAAATCATTATTTGAAATTCAACAAAAATCATAAAAGGCTGTTGGAACAATTGAAATATTTTCCTATGGCTGATTATGATGACGCTCCTGACGCTCTTGAAAGTTGTAGAACTCTTGCAACAAAAACTAAGAAGAAAATAAGACTCCTTGATAAAAGGTTGTTTGGGTTATAAGACATGGAGGTGAGGCATGTATAAAACCGCTGAAGAGCTATCTGATAAGGTCATAATTGACTTTATCTCTCTATATGAAAAAGATAATAAAGAAAGATATAAAAAACTACAGGGATATTATAAAAATGCAAATAATATCCTAAATAGAACTACCATAGACGGAAATGATGTCAATAACAAAATAGCAAATAACTATGCAGGATATATCACCGACATGGCGACGGGCTATTTTATAGGTCGTCCTGTGACATATACATCAAGCAATGACGCATTACTTGATATCATCCAAAACATATACAACTACAATGATGAACAAGATGAAAACAACGAAATAGCAAAGCAATTCAGCGTTAAAGGTAGATGTTACGAGGTAGTATACTTAGATGAAAACGACTTAGACGAAAATAATATGCCAAGATTGCGATTTAATAAAATCGACGCTGACAATATGATAGCTGTATATGACTATAATATAAGCCCTGAGATGGTCTTTGCAGCACGCTGGTATGATGTTACTATAAACAAGAAGAAAAGCACAAAGATTGAAGTTTACACAAAAGATAGAATTATATTCTATGAAAAAATCGGAAGTAAACTAACAGTAGAAAAAGAGGTGCAGCATTTCTTTCAAATAGTCCCTGTCATAGAGTATATCAATAACGAAGAGTTGCAAGGTGATTTTGAAAAAGTAATGACACTGATAGATGCTTATGATAAAGCTGAGTCGGACAGTCTTAATAATCTTGAATATTTTGCAAACTGCTATATGTATCTTGTTGGTATGAAAGAGACCAACATGGATGATATTAAGAAGATGAAGGAGTTAAGAGTCTTGCTACTGGACAAGGAAGGTGAAGCAGGATTTTTGACAAAAAACGAAAATTCTGAAGAGACAGAAAATATCACAAACAGACTTAAAAGTGATATTCATAAATTTTCGATGGTTCCGGATTTATCTGATGAACAGTTTTCCAATAATGCATCAGGAATTGCAATGCTATATAAATTGCTTGGTCTTGAGCAATTGGCAGTAAAAAAAGAGAGAAAGATGAAAAAAGCACTGCAACGCCGTCTTGAAATCATAGTAAATTATCTTAATTTTAAAGGTGCAAATTATGATTATAAAGAGATAAAAATGCAATTTGTTAGAAATATTCCTGTCAACGACAAGGAGAATGTAGAGATTGCTCAAATATTGCAAGGTATGATATCTCAAAAAACCGCTATTTCATATCTAAAAATGATTGATGATGTAAATGCTGAACTTGAAAATATTAAAAAAGAAAAAGATGCTTATGTAGATTTGGACAAGGTGGTTGTATAAAATGAATGAGTTTGAAGAACTTGATAATCTTGTCCAAAAGATACTTAATATGTCTGAAAAAGATATACAAAAAAACTATAAGAATACTCTTGAAGATTTAAGAACAACAATCCGAAAGAGATATGATAAATATGAAAAAAGCGGAAAACTTGATATAAAGGAGATGTCAAAATATGACAGGATAAAAAAATTTGATGAAGAAGTAAAAGATAGATTATCAAATCTGTATAAAGATAATAACAGTTTGATAAAGGCTACTCTTACTAATATCTGTGAGACTACAAGAGATGTAGTTATAAATACTGCCGAAAAAAAAACAAAAAAATCATTGATGGCAATCAAAAAGAATTTAGATGTTGAAAAAACTGTCAATGAGGAAATGGCAGGACTGAAGTGGGCGGACAGGACAGCTCATTATAGAGGCGAAGTTATATATCAAGTTCAAAAAACTCTAAAAGAAGGACTGTCTCAAGGTAGCACATATAAGGAGATGTCTGATAGGCTTACAGAAACATTAAATAAAGATGTAGTACAACCTATGCGGATAATTAGAACTGAAGGAGCAAGGGTGCATGCAAGTACTCAAATGCAAGCCTTTGATAAGATGGCTGAAAAAGGCTTGAAGATGACAAAAAAATGGGTAACTGCAAAAGATGAAAGAGTAAGAGATATGCACAGGCAAATGGATGGTGTGGTTGTGCCGTATGAAGAAGATTTTACTCTTCCTGACGGTACAAAGACAAAGATGCCGCACTTAAGTGGAGTGGCGAAACATGATATACATTGTCGGTGTATTGTTACAATAGATTTTAAAGAAAACTCTTCTAAAAATACTCTTAATGCACCTGAAATTAAGGAGCGTAAGCTTAAAACATCTTACGAGAATTTAAGTGAGATATTAAATAACAAAGCAAATACTAATGAACATGCAAATAGAATGAATATGTATATGCAAATGACGGATTATGTTGAAGATGATAAATATAAATCTCCTTTTTCTTATATCGTAGATGAAGATATTATTAAATATAATCCTAAACATCCATATTACAAATATTATAACTTAAGCTATGCTCAAGTACATGAATTATCACATAGGATGGATATATTGCAATACAATTCTGTTGATAACAAGAATTTTACTGATTCTATTGAAAAAAGCAAAGATATTTTCTATAATAACGAAGAGCAAATAAAAAAATGGTTTGATGATAAAGATGGAATTTATTCACGAAATGAAGCTGTTTCAGATATTATAAGTGCTTTATCTATGAGTGATGCCAATGAGTATCTACCTTATGCACATGATAAAAAGTATTGGGAACGAGGAAGTACTGTTGTTAGAGAAATATTTGCTAATTTAAGCAGTATTGACATATTGGATGACGGTCTTTACAAAGAGTTCAAATCATCATTTGCTGAGTTATTTAATAGCTATTTGGAGGTAGTAAGATGAGTGAAATACTTGACATGATTATAAACGACGAAGAAATACGGCAAATAAAAAAAGAATGGCTTGAGATTGATAAAAATTCTTGGATGCCTTTTAACTATGATGAGTATATGGGATTTGAAGACTATAAGGAGAAGTTGAAGGTAGGTCTTGAAAAATTAAAAAAGGGAGAGGAACCTTATAACTATGAAGATTCACCATTATACCATAAGTGGGATGGTTTGAAGAAAAAGAAATGACATAATGAGCACTTACAAAAATGTAGGTGCTTTTATAGTGCAATGAATTAAAAAAAGTTAAATTAAGCATCTGTCAAAGTGACAGGTGCTTTTATAATACAACAAATTATTAATATTGGGAGGATAAGATGATTAGATTTATAAAAAACAATTTGCAACTTTTTGCTGCAGATGCCGGAGGTGGAAGCGGAGAAAATATATCTGACAATGCAGCTGATGTTCAAGCACCTCAAGGTGAAGATGTTCAAAATTCAGAACATAAAGAGTCTGAATCTAAGACATATACTGATGACGACATAGCAAAAATAAAGGATGATTGGGCAAAAGAACAGGAAAAGACAAATCAGGAAAAAATCAATCAGGAAGTGCAAAGACAGTTAAAAGAACAAAAAAGACTGTCTGAACTTTCAAAAGAAGAAAGAGAAAAAGAAGAACAAGATGCTAAAGAAAAAGCATTAAAAGAGCGTGAAGACAAGCTACTTTTTAAAGAAAGATTGTCTGATGTAAAAGATGAGTTATTAAACAGAAAGTTGCCTATTTCATTTGCAAAATATTTTGTAAATGAAGATAATGAACAGTCTTTGAAAGAAATATCAGAGTTTGAACAACTATATAGAGCAGAGATACAAAACGAAGTAAACTCAAAGATAAAAGGAGTTACTCTGAAGACCGGTGACAGTACAACAAATGCCGGAAAATCAATGGCAGAACAAAGAAATGCTCAAAAACAAATAACTAATAATCCATGGGCTTAGGAGGTAGGAAATGAAAGTAGAAAAAGGAACACTGGTAAGAGACAATATAAACTTTTTGGCAAGCGAAAAATATGTTGCCTTTAGTTGCACAGTACCTCAATCAAAAGGTACTTTAATTGAGGGAAAGAAGATAGTAAAAGCTGGCACTATATTGCCTGATAATAATGCTACTGCAAAAGGGATATTACTTGAAGATGTAGATGTAACAGCAGGTGACAATGTAGGTTCACTTCTTGAAGATGGTTTTGTGCTAAAAGATAGGCTACCTGTAGCACCTGAGACTACAGCTATTACTGCACTAAAAAGAATAACATTTAAATAAACACGGAGGTATATAATATGGATATTGAACAAGTATTTTCACCAGCGGTAATAAGAGATTACCTAAAAGAAAGAAAACTAAAAGAATATTTGGGTGAACTTTTGTTCCCTGAAACAAAAATAGAAGATATAGACCTTGGATATATTAAAGGTGCAAATAATGCTCCTGTGTCCGCATCAATACATGGATTTGATACCGAGACAGAGATAGCGTCAAGGGAAAAACTTGAATACATTAAAGAAACACTTGCATTAATCAAGAAAAAAATAAAAATGGATGAAAAGCTCTTAATTAAGCTTAATACTCCAAGAACAAGTGCAGAACTGGAAAAGGCGAAGCAACTTGTCTTTGATGACATAGACAAGATGGTCTTAGCTGTAAAAACAAGGATAGAGGCTATGAGAATGGAAGCACTTACTACAGGAAAGATTGCAGTAAGTGAAAATAATGTTACTATCTCTATTGACTATGGTGTACCTTCAGCTAATATAAAAACATTAGGTGGTACATCGGTATGGACAGATGCAGCATCAGATCCAATCAAAGATATATTTGACTGGACGAATAACCTTCAAGCTACAGCAGGTATAACTCCTAAAAGAGCCCTTACAAGTAACACTATACTATCTACATTGCTTACACATAGCAAGGTGAAAAAGGATATATTTGGTGTAAATACTAAGGCACTTAGCAAAAAGGAACTAAATGACTTCTTGTCATCTCAAGACTTGCCTACAATTGCAACATACGACGAAAGATATAAGGTGCAAGTTGCAAATGGCACATATGTGACAAAGAGATATTTTGATGAAAATAAATTTGTTATGATGCCGGAATATGCCGTAGGTGAGACAATATATGGATTAACTCCTGAAGAAATCGAACTTGCAGGAAAGGCAGGAAATGAAGTAAGTGAAAGAGAAAAGGTAATAGTACAAATATATTCAACGAAAGATCCAGTAGCAAGATGGACTAAGGCTGTGGCTACTGCCCTACCAACATTCCCGTTTGCTAATGAAGTGATAATTGCAAAAGTAAAATAGATTGTGTAAATGCTCTTAAAAGACGCTTTAAATTATATTTTAGCGTCTTTTAAAGTGCAAAAAAGGAGAATAAAATGAAAGTTAAGGCAATAAGAGGAAGTATAAAGTATGACGGTATAGTATATGATGAAGGAGATGTCTTTGATATAGAGGCTATAGATTTAGATATTTTAAGAGAAAATATTGAAGTAGTTGACTCTGAACAATCAAACGAAGATGCACAAGATGAAGAGGAAGTACAAAGTGATACACAAGACAATCCGGATACATCTGAAGATGAAATAAATGCTGATGATGAAGATTTAAACTCACTAAATATTACTGAACTTAAGAAAATAGCAAAAGAAAAAGATGTGAAATTACCTGAAAAAGCTACAAAGCAAGATATAATAAAGGCAATTGAAGAGAGTGAATAATGGATGAAAATCTAATAAGAAAATACTGGCTTGACTTTGCGGGGAGATATTGTAATCAAAACTTCAATGAGGACAATCTACCGCTTGTCGTTCAGCTTTTTATTGATATGAAAATAAAAGCGTATAGAGAAAATCCAAATGTAAAAAGTGAATCATTGTCAGATATGAGCATAACATATTTTGACAAGGAACTATCCGCTGAAGAGGCAAATTTGCTTGGACAGGTAAGAAAATTGAAGGTGCCGTAATGAGAGTCGTAAGAGATACAAATAACGTTGATAAGCTACTTCGTACATTAACAAAGTTACAAAGAAAAAAGATAAAGATAGGTATTTTGTCTAAGGAAGATGGCAAAATACTTACTATAGCAAATGTTCATGAATTTGGAGTAACAATATATGTGACTAAAAAAATGAGAGCGTACCTTCATCACATTGGGATACACCTGAAAAAAGAAACAAAGGTTATAGATATTCCTGAACGGTCATTTATAAGGTCTGGCTTTGATGAAAATAAGGATGATATGGGAAACAAAGTATCAATGTTAATTTCAAATCTTATTAATGATGATATTGATGTTGATACTTTTTATGAAGCCATCGGACATTATTGTGTAGGAAAAATACAAGAATACCTGACAGATTTAAGTAATCCGCCACTTTCTCCAATCACACTTGAAAACAGGGAACATGGCGGAAGTAATCCGCTGATTGATACAGGGAAACTTCGTGACTCTATAACATTTGAGATTGTGTAAGATTGTAGGTGATTAATATAGGATTATTCGATTTTAAAAGATTGGTTGACAAATACAGTAAGATAAAACCTTTTGCATTGATAGAAAATGGTGGATATTATGACTATGAAAATGGTGGAGAATACACAAAAGGTAGTATATCAAAACAAGAATTTGACGGTGCTGTAGTGCCACTTTCTATGGAAGAACTCAGATATGAAGAAAACGGAAGGTATAAAAGCGAAGACAGGAAACTGTATTGTTACAGACTGTTTGAAACAGGTGATAAAATTGAACATAAAAATCATGTGTACACAGTAGATAAGAAAAAGGAATACAGTGATTTTGATGATAATCTAAACATATATTATCTGGTAAGGAGTGATGTTCTTGGAACTGAAAAAAATTAGAAATATAATTGTAAAACAGCTACATGAACACATTCAAAGACCTGTAGTTATGATGAGACAAACATCAGATAAGCCACTTAAAGATGATAAGATTGACTATCCTTTCATTGGCTATAACCTAATAATGCCTTTTAATAATGAAAAAGGACAAGGTGTATATAGTAGTTACGAAGTAGACTCTACAAATCCGGAATTTAAGAAAGATATAATAAAAAATCTTAATCTGCAGGTACAGTTTACTATGTCTTTTTCAGCGTATTCAGAAGATTCTATAAGTGCAAAACAACTTGCACTTGATGCATTCGAGTATTTCAAACACATAGGATATGAAAATCTTGTGAGAGAACAAATAATAGTTGTAGAATGTACAAATATATCAAATAGAGATGTGTTTGTAACAGACTATTATGAAAGTCGTGAGGGTTTTGATGTTAGGTTTAGAACTACACATGATATAAAAGCAAGACTTGAAACAATAGAAAAATATAAAATTAAAAGATATTAGAAAGGAAAGTGAGAATATGGCACAAGCAAGAGAAAAAGACTTCGTCGTAAATATTACCAAGCTTACAAGAGCGGTAAATCAAAGAGGCTTTGGTCTTATACTTATATATGACACTGAACACGATAAAGAATATGGCTTGTATAGTGATATATCTGCAGTTGGTGAGTCTTTCCCTACCAGCTCAAAAGCATACAAAATAGCAAGCAGAATATTTGGACAAAAACCAAAACCGCAAACAGTAGCAATTGCCGGCAATACAAAAATGACCGAAACAGACGGAACAAAAGCAGTATATACAATTACTCTTCAGACAGCATTTGCAAGCGGTGATATATTCAATATCAATGGCAAACAGTATAAATTCATGGCAGCTGATCCAAGTAAGGATAAAGATGAATTTACAGGAGAAAATATACAAGCACAGATAACAAGTCTGAAGCCTTTGATATCAAAATATGAAATAGACTTCGATATTACAACTACTGCCACTACAATAATATTCACACAAAAAATAGCAGGTGACGGAGATATACCTGTTATTTCAACAACCGGTACAGGAAAAGCTACTGTGACTACAACAACACCGGCAGTACTGCCTACAGGAATGATAGCATTTTTGAACCAGTTAAGAGATAAATATCAAGATCCTTTTTTCCTTGTATGCACTGACAACTCAGATGATGCAATAAAAAGGCTAAGTGGCTGGATAGATACACAAGAGATGATGTATTTTGTTACATCACAAAGTTTACTTGCTCCAAAACTCGTAAGGTCTGAAAATACAGTAGTTATGTATCATAATGATATAATCGCATATGTTGCGGAAGGATTGGCAAGTTATCTCACTACTGCGAAGGTAGGCGGAGTAACAGCTAAATTTAAAGAAATAAAGGGTGTTATGGAGGCTAAGGTAACATCTACACAATTAAGTGCGTTGCATAAAAGCAACGGTTTTACCTATATAGAAAAAATGGGACTACTCCAAACTACAGAAGGTAAGACAACATCAGGAGAATATATAGATGTTGTCATGGGAGCGTATTGGATCCAGTTCAAGATGGAAGAAGGGTTGGCATATCTTGCTGCTAATACTCCAAAGATAGGATTCGACAATGCAGGTATATCAAAGATGGTTGCTGTGTGTAACCATGTACTAAAAAGAGCCGCATTTGAACAAGATATAATCCTTGTAGACAAGGATGAAAACGCTAAGTATCAAATAGAATATATTCCAAGAGAAGATACAGATCCTAACGATGTGGCAAATCGTAACTATACAGGTATAAAATGGACAGCTAAACTTGCAGGAGCAATCCACAAGGCTACAGTATCAGGAACGTTGGAATATTAGGAGGTAAAACATGGATGTAAAGACTTACGATCCTTTAAAAGTAAATCTTGTGGTAAAAGGGGTAACTATCACAGGGTTTGCTGATGGTTCTATAATAGAAGTAGAGAGAAATGAAGATGCGATAAGTCCGTACGTTGGGACTAAAGGAGAAGTTGCAATCGCTGAAAGTGCTGATAAAACAGGCACATTTAAAATAACACTTATGTCAACATCACCATCAGTGCAATATTTAAATACTCTTGCAAAACAAAAGGGAGACGATGCTGCATTTCCTGTTTCGCTTGTAAATATGAATACAAATGCCATATCTGCTACAGCGACTACCTGTAGAGTAAAAAAGATGGCAACAGAAAGTATAGACAAGGAAGTAACGGAACGTGAATTTGAAATATTTGCAGCTGATTTGGATATGATATAATAATTTAAATAAGGAGAAAAACAATGAACATAAGAAAAGCATTCGGGTATGAACAAACTGAAATTGAAGTAAGAGGGCAAAAATACAAACTTCAAAATATTCCATTTAGACAATTTTACGCACTACAGGAAGATAGCAAGGATCAGTACGGCAATCCAAAGCCAACAAAAATGTATGATTTTATATTCAATAATGTAATCATAGAACCTAAAGTTGGGTGGGAGAATTTTGAAGAAATAGAAGAAATTGAAGAGTTGATGCAAGAGTGCTTGACCTTTCTTACAAGAAAAAAACCACTGCAAGAACAAGGTTAAGATTAGAGACAAGGTCAAAGATGAATGGATATTCTGGCGTCCAGTCATGGAAGAAAAACTATCATACTATGATGCTTTGAATATGACCTATGACGAGTTGTATGAGATAAACACAGCTATGGATTTATATGCAGAAAAACTGAAACAAGCAAGTAAAAAATAAAGAGAATCACTAATCTAAAGTTTTTAAGTAGCGAAATTCCTAATTTAAGTATATCATATTAAATAAACCTCTGTTAAATTAATTGTATTTATGGTATGATAAATATACGATTAATTTAACAGGAGGATGATAACATGGGATTTTTAAATGATTTGGTGGAAAAACAAGAACAAAAACAAAAAGATAAGGAAGCTAAAGAACTTGAAAAGTTTATGAAACGGTATAATCTGTATGACTTGGATAGTGAGGATTTAAAACAGTTAAGACATATTGCAGATGACTTAACAGGAAATGGACTTGGCAAACTCGGCATGAAATTGAGTTTTGACAGAACTGAAGAAATTGCAAAAGTGACCTATTTATCAGCATTAGTAGAACAAAATTGGATGATTATACGTCAACTTGCAAGAATGAATAAAAATCTTGAAGAGTTAAAGAACAAATAATTTTTGAGAATCTAAAGACACTTTAAATTAGTATTTAAGGTGTCTTTTTAAATTGCAAAAAAATTGAAAAAAGGGGGTGAGTCATAAATGACTTTAAGAGAATTGATATTTGATGTGACATTTAGAGGTAATACCGGTCCATTGTCAAGAACCAATACTGCTGTTGACAATCTATCTAAAAAACTGGATGTTATATCTAACAAGGCAAATAAACTTGGCAACTCTCTTATGCTAAAAATGACTGCTCCTATCACACTTGCAGGTGGAAAGATTATAAAAACTGCCATGAATTTTGAATCAGCCATGAGCGAGGTAAAGGCAATCTCAGGGGCAAGTGGTAAAGAGTTTGACGCACTTAAGAAAAAAGCAAGAGAAATGGGAGCAACGACACAGTTTTCCGCAAGCCAAAGTGCAGAAGCATTAAAATATATGGCTATGGCTGGGTGGAGTACTGATAAGATGATAGCTGCTTTACCCGGAGTAATGAACCTTGCTGCCGCATCGGGTGAAAGTCTTGGCACTGTTTCTGACATAGTAACTGACTCAATGACAGCCTTTGGATTAAAGGCAAGTGAGGCAGGTAGATTTTCGGATGTATTGGCTCAAGCAAGTAGTAAATCAAATACTAAAGTTTCTTTGATGGGAGAAACTTTTAAATATGTTGCTCCTGTTGCTGGTGCTTTGAAATACAGTATAGAAGATACCGCTATAGCTGTAGGACTTATGGCAAATTCAGGTATAAAAGGCTCACAGGCTGGTACAGCTCTTAGAGGGGCAATGTCAAATATGGTAAAGCCTACTAAAGAGATGCAAAACGCAATGAATAAGCTGGGCATATCAGTGACAGACTCACAAGGCAAGATGAAGCCTTTTAAGACTGTAATGGATGATATGAGACGAGGCTTTTCAAAGTTGAGTACAGATCAAAGAGCATATTACGCCAATGTTTTGTTTGGAGATACTGCAATGTCAGGTATGCTTGGAATCATTAATGCTACAACGGAAGATTATGATGCACTTACTAAATCAATTTATGGTGCATCAGGAGCTGCATTAAGACAGTCAGAGATAATGCAAGATAATCTCCAAGGTGATTTTAATAAGTTAAAATCTGCAGTTGAAGAAATAAGCTTGCAAATAGGAGAGATATTAGTGCCAAAGCTTAGGAAAGGCACACAATATGTAACGGAACTTGTAAATAGATTTGGAAAACTTGATGATAATACTAAGATGACAATATTAAAAATTATCGGTCTTGCTGCTGCAATCGGTCCATTAATTAAAGTATTTGGATTTGCTGCATCAGGAGTAAGTATATTTTTAAAGACGCTGTCATTCTTATCAAAAATCAATATTGTATTTCCTTTTATTCGTCTTTTGATAATCTCTCTTTTTAAGCTTAGAACTGCATTTGTAGCATTAAGAGTAATGGGATTAAAAGGAATGCTATTTGCAGGACTCAAAACTACATTTGTGACACTTGGTACAACTATATTGCCTGTTGTAGCGGCAATAGGACTTCTTGTAGCTGCAGGATACTTATTGTATACAAATTGGGCTGTGGTAAAGGCTAAAGGTCTGGAGTTTATAGGCTCATTAAAAGAAAAGTTTAATTCCTTTGTACCAGACATAATGGCTATATGGGAAAATTTAAAACAGATATTTATATCCCTACTCCCTGTTTTTGCAGCAGTTTTAGGCGGTATATTGGGAGGACTTGGTAGCTTTATAAAATCTGTGACAAATATTATAGGAAGTGTAATAAAAGTATTCAAAGGCATTACAGACTTTTTAGTGGGAGTATTTACTGGAGATTGGGGAAGAGCTTGGAATGGAATTCTTGGAATATTTACAGGCATAATAGACACTATAAAAGGTATATTCCAAGGCGTAATAGACTTTTTCAAATCAGTGCTTGGTGGATTCTTGGGCGGTATAGACGAAGGTAAAATAGCAGCGGAGTCTGCAAAACAAAGTTTTTCAGGTCCAAAGCCTAAAACAGTAATTCCGCAAGATGGTCCACGAAGAGTTGAGATTCCGCATTTTGCTAAGGGTGTAAGCAACTTTGGTGGTGGATTAGCAATAGTTGGAGAAAAAGGTCCGGAACTTGTAAATTTACCAAGAGGTTCATCAGTAAAGACAAATGCTCAAACAAAAGATATATTGAGTTTTGACAATAAAGCATATGATTATTACTATGATAAAACTCCTGTAACTTCTTCAAATAAAAATGTTCATGTAGTCTTTTCACCTACTGTAAATGTCACTACAAATTCAGATAATCCTTATGAGATTGCTGATGTCTCAAAAGATAAGATAAGACAATATTTCGAAGAGTTCATAGAAGAAGCTGATCTTGCAAGTTAGGAGGATGTACCGTGAATATAAGTAAAATAGGAAATATTGAGTTTTCTGCCGTTACTGGCGAAGAAGTCAGCTTTGAAAATGACGTTACAAATAGGGCTGTCGAAGACATAGGCTATATATCCGACCATGTCAAACCTAAGCCGGTATCATTTACCATATCCGGCGTGGTGGTAGGAGAAGATGCATTTAATAAACTAAAGACATTAAGGAAATACTGTCAAGGTAAGAAAGTATATAGATACATCGGAAGAAATATCATGTACAATGTCGTGATAGAGTCTCTCACTACAACGCATAATAAAGAGACTCAAAACGGCTTTACATTCAATATGACCTGCAAGATAATAAAACAGGCAAAAAGCAAGAAAGTAAAGCTACAAGCACCTGATACTGTCAAAAAAACAAAGCCTAAGCAAACAGTCAAAAAGAAAACACTTAGAACTGCTAAAAAAAGAGTAAAGTCCTATGCTCCGACAAGAGTCCAAACTGCAAAGCCAAGCAGTGTAGGCAAAAAAGTACCTGTAAAAAAGCAGGTAGATAAGCAAAAAGTTCAAAAATATAATGAAACTGAAATTAAAAGACTCTCTCAAAAAAGATTGAGAGACGTTACGATGGGTGAATCCCTTACTATAATCAAGTATAACTTGGAAAAGAAAGGAATAAGATAGGTAAATAAAATGGGAGGTATAGACATAGATACATTGGAAGAAATAGAGTATGTGGAAATTGACAAAACACAAATCCCCTACTCATTTACACATGACTACATGGGTAATATTTTTGAAATTGAAATAAGATATAACGATGAATATGACTATTTTACAGCGGATTTGCACATTCTCAAAGATAGTGAGAAAACTACTCTTATCTTAGGTGAAAAAATAATGCTCTCTCAGCTTATGTTTATATCTGTAGCCTATCTTAATATTGCTATTCCATTATTCATACCTTATGATTTTTCAGAAACTGTGGAGCGTATTGGATGGGATGAGATGGATGATATAGTATTGGCGGTGGTTAAATGATATTATTTGACAGACAGGCAACATTGCAAATTGGTGGGAAATTGTATAAATCTGATGATATAGATATAGAATTTAATGTGCCTTTTTCTACAGAAAATGAGCCGGACGTATCGGAAATTTCAATATATAATCTTTCGCCTACAAGTATTGCGACAATTAAAAAAGGAACAAAAGTAATATTAAATGCAGGGTATGGAAACAATATTGGGATGTTGATAAGCGGAGTGGTTGCAAGTTTTAAAACTACTATAGAGACTGTAGACAAAAAGACGACTATGAAGGTGGCAACAGCTCTTAATGCTTGGAAAGAAATAAAAGTACACAAGACCTATGCAAAAGGGACAACAACAAAGGATATATTAAACGATCTAATTGCTAATTTTGGAGTAACAGTAGCTGACATGTCTCTTGTAAAAAATGTGACATATAAAAAAGGAAAGACTATATCTGGAAAGCTTAAAGATGTAGTTAAAAGACTCGTAAAAGAGTCTGATAGCAAATTCTATATGGATAAGGACAGAGCCTATGTAAGAGCGTTCAACAAAGGCACACAAAGCGGATTTGTGTTAAGTGGAGCTACAGGGCTTATCGGTTCTCCGGAACCTGCAGAGATAAAAGAAGGTCAAAAAATAACAAGACAAGGTTGGAAAGTTAAATGCTTACTTAATCATAATATATTTACAGATTCGATAATAGTACTTGACTCAAAGCTTGTAAAAGGAAATTTTCGAGTAGTCAAGGGTAAACACACATCTGAATGGATAACGGAAATGGAAGTGGTATAAATGGGACTTGCAACATTAATTCAAAACAGTATTAACAGTCATATAGGTCAACTAAATACACTTATGTTATGTAAAGTTACACAAGTAGTGCCGTTTATAAAACTAATATCATATTTTGATATGGGATATGAAGACGGCAGTACATCAGCAAGAACGGAAATACAAGATCCCATACTTTTAGAAGGTGCAACATATAAGGTCGGCGATGTCGTACTCGCAGGCTTTTTACAAGAATTTGTTGAAGGCGGAGCTACAAGGAAGTTTGACATATCTGATGCTGTGATTATTGGTAAGGTGCAGATATGAGGACGTTTTTGATAAGTAATGACGATATAGTCATTGAAAAAGGTGAAGTAGTAATGACAGAAGATACAGATGAGATATGTCAATGTGTAGAACGTGCAATAACTACAAGACTTACAGAGTTTTTCTTGAATCTGGAGCATGGTATGGACTATGAAGAGTTGCAAAGCAAGGCTCCTGATATAGAAAGAATAAAACTTGACGTAACAGAGGCGGCATTACAGGAAGAAAGAGTAAATCTTATAAAAAGTATTGATGTGGATATAGACAGAGCAAATAGGAAAGCAATAATAACTTTTGTAGGATTGCTTGAAAATGGAGAAGAAATACAAGGTGAGGTGGTGATATAGTGTTTGGACTTAGTGAAAAAGGCTTTAAGAGGAAGTTATACTCAGACATAGAAGATGACTTATTTATAAGAGCAAAAAATATGTTTGGAGAAGATATAAACCTAAGTGAAAGAAGTCCGCTTGGGATATTTCTAAGGGTTATAGCGTGGTCGTTATCTCTTATATGGCAGGTAGCCGAAAAAACATATCATCAAGGGCATCTAAACGAGGCTGAAGGCTTATCACTTGACTATGTATGCGAAAAGGCGGATATATACCGTTTCCCTGCTTTAAAGGCAACCGGAGAAGTAAAGTTTACCGGTAAGCTGGTAAAAAAATATATAAAGGCTTTAAGGTAGCTACAAACAACAATGTTGTATATGAAACGGTGGAAGAGGTACAGATATCAACTGATGGTATGGTAAAGGCAAAAGTAAGATGTATACAACTTGGAGATATAGGGAATGTTGATGCAAACACTATAAATACTATAATAAATCCGGAGCTGGACATAGATACTGTAAATAATACAGAAAGATTTTTAAGCGGTAGAGAAGTTGAAACTGATGACGAGCTAAGAGAGAGGTATAAACTTTCGTTTATTGCAAGTGGAAAAGCAACAATGAATGCAATCATTGCTCATCTGCTTAAAATACCTACCTTAAAAGGCTACAAGGTACTTGAAAATGACACAATGGAAGTAAAAAATAATATGCAACCTAAAAGCATAAAAGTCATCGTACTTGGTGGCACAGACGAAGAAATAGGACGAGCGATTTTTGAGTCCAAAGCAGCAGGTATTCAAACTAATGGCAATGTATCGTATATGGCGACTGATAACATTGGATATAAGCATGAAATTAAATTTTCAAGGGCAACGGAAGTAAGTATATTTGCAAAGATAAACATAACATTTAATATTAATGTTTCAAACAAGGACGAAATCAAGAAAAAAACAGTATCTAAGTTTAAAAAATATATAAAATCTGTGGGTATGGGAGATGTAGTTATAATAAGTAAAATCATTTCTTTTGTATCTGATGATAATATTAAAGACATTGAAGTATTAATAGGCAAATCAAGTGCAAGTCTTGCAAAAAGCAATATAACCTTGCTTGATGAGGAAGTGCCTACTGTGTTAGATGAAAATATTACTATAAACGAGGTGTAATTATGAATTTAAAAAATATGATTACACGACTAACTTCAAACTATAATAAAAATGAAAATAGCAATATATACAAGCTATTTTCAATAGTTGCTCCCGAAGTTGAATTTTTAAAAGAACTTTTTGAAAAAATTGAAAGTTGGCAAGGAATTAAAAACGCTGAGGGAAATGCTCTTGACCTCATAGGAGATGATGTGAGGCAGGAGCGATTTGGATTAACAGACGAACAATATAGACCCATGCTCAGATTTAAAATATCTTTAAATCGTGGAAATGCTGATATTGATTCTGTAAATACTGCATTAAAAAGTATCACGGAAAATAATTTTATAAGATTGCATGAGGGATATGACTATATAAATGAGCCTGCAAGTATAGTAATACGCTTAAAAAGCTTTGATAAAAATGTAAGGTATGACCTTATAGATAATATTTTAGCTGCAGGAGTAAGAGCAAATCTAAAAGTGGAAAAACAGACACTTGATAAGATTTATATAGCAAGTGTTGCACTATGTGGAGAGACAACAACAGTATATCCATACAATATAAGAGAAATAGAAAGTGTGGCAAAAGTCTATATAGCTGCAGGATTAGGCACAGGTATTGAAAAAGGTGAAGTATTGCCTAAAAAGTAAAATAAAGAAAGGAGTAAATATGCCAGAACAATTTTATACAATGCTTACAAATGTTGGAAAAGCAAAAATAGCAAATGCAAGCGTATTAAATACTAAGGTAACATTTAGCAAAATTGCAGTAGGAGACAGCAACGGAAGCTATTATAATCCGACAGAAACACAAACAACACTTGTACACGAAGTTTGGCAAGGTGGTGTAGGAAATGTGAAAATTGATGAACATAATTCAAATTGGATAGTGGTCGAATCTGTTATACCGCCCACAACAGGCGGATTTATGATAAGAGAGGTAGGGCTGTTTGATGATGAGGGTGATTTGCTTGTAATAGCTAAATATCCTGAGACGTACAAGCCAACTTCTGACAACGGAACAATTAAAGAACTGTTAATAAGAATAATACTTGAGGTGTCAAATGCTTCTGCTGTAACGTTAAAAATCGATCCTACAATAGTATTAGCGACAAAAAAAGATATTGAAGATTTAGACAACAAAAAAGCGGATAAGTCGCATAAACATATGATGTCAGATATAGTGGATTTTGATGAAAATAAATTTGCATCCAAGACGCATAATCATGATGACAGATACTACAAAAAAGGCGAAATGAGTACATTGTATGCAAGTAAAAGTCATAGACATAATGTTAGTGATATAGATAATTTGACACCAACGATAAGAACTACAAAAGTAAATAAT